TTACAATAGAAGTTGTAAAGAACCGTTTGTACCTGAAGGTATAGGTTTACAAATGATTGATGGTGAAGGTAATATTTTTGTAACATGCCAGTTAAAGGATATGATAATGACTGGCGTAAGCGCATTAGATTTAAACTTTTCTAGTAATACAATAGAATTCCAAACTTTTGATATTACATTTAGTTATAACATCTTAGAAACTAATGTTAATTTAACTTAATATATAAACAAATAGAAAAAGCAATGAAAACATTTAAAGACTATCTTACTGAATCTAAAGATGATACTTTAGATATACAAAAGTTACTCACAGAGTCACATGAATTAACAGAAGAACATGAAGCTGCGATTGATGCTGTTGTAGATAGATTAATAGAAGATCATAACAACGGTAAAGACTTAGAAAAAGCAATGGAAGAAATTGTTAATGAAGGTATATTAGGTTCTATTTTTGGTGGTCTTACTGGTTTTGCTTTAGGAAAGGCAGTAGGAAAGGCTATTGCAAAAGTATTAGGTATTACTAAAGGTGCCTTATATGATTTACTAACCAGTCGATTAGTTGGTGCTGCACTAGGAGCAGTATTAGGTAAAAGACTTTAATCCAATATAATTGATTTACACAGGTATAGATTTTTCTCTTAATAGTCCAGGTACATGTACGCAGGACCATAAAGGCAATTATACATTTATTACATTCTTTAACTATGGTAATAGAATATGGGATGAAGAAGGTCGCAAAATACCTAAAGCATTTCAGACTCATAAAGAATTAATAGACAATAAAACTATATTAGGGTTTCCTTATTATAGGCATGTACAAAACAAAGACTTTTTACTTAGAGAACGGGAGAAACTCACAGACGGTCAATCTATAGCAGAATTAATTAGCAACATTTTAATTACTCTTTATGGTACAGGTTCTCATAAAGTAGCATTAGAAGGATTCTCTTATGGATCTAAAGGAAATTCATTTATAGATATAGTTCAATATAATACATTTTTAAGAAATGAAATTGTTAATTCTTGGGGTGTAGAAAATATCTCTATTTATCAGCCATCACATGTAAAGAAATTAGCAGGTAAAGGTAATGCAAACAAGCATTATATGATTAAGGCTTTCCAGGACGATGTTTTAAACGATAAAGATTTAAGAAAAACTAAATTGTGGAAATGGACTCAAGGTAAGGACTTTTCAGAAAAGATCCCTAAGCCTATTGATGATTTAGTAGATGCATATTTTATTTTAAATGCAAATAAAGAAAGGAAGTGATCATGGAATACTTTATACTTAAAAACCACTAAATACTTTAATGCTAATAACTAGATACTTCTCTTCCTTCAATTTAGTATATTTTATATATAGAGTTTAGAACTTAGTTTCAGAAAATTATGATAAAGGCAATAAAAAATAGAATATTTCTTAAAAAAGATGAACAACCGGAAAAAATCGGCAGCATATACGTACCAAAAACCGAAGGACAGTATGCACCACCTTATTCTGGTACTATCATATCTGTAGGTGAAGATGTGGAAGATGCTGACTTTAAAGTTGGTGTTAAGGTATTGTTTCATGATTTAGCAGGAACAGAATTTGATTATGATGGTGAAAAGATATTCAGTATCAGGGAAAATGATATAACTGCTATTTTACAATAAAAAAGTTCTGTTTAGTCTGAAACTAAATAGAGATATGAATATATAAATAACAAAGGAACTGATTATTCAGGGACTTTTAAACTGGCATATAACAAGGCAAAGTATATTGGCAATTCCCGGGCAAGTTAAATAGGCAATGCTTTGTTATGGCTTAAATTAAATAAATAACAAACAAATAAAAAGGCAATTAAAATGGCAAATGAATTCGACATTTTCAGTGTAAGCGTCAAGGACCTTGACACTGGAGACAGACCTACACCAAGTAGTGATCTGTACACACCAAAACCCGATCAGGGACAAGACGGTACTTACCGTTCATTAATTAGGTTTCTTCCTAATGTAAAAAATCCACGTAAACCTTTCGTTCGTAAATATGTCTATTGGTTAGAAGATAGAGATGGCAACGGTTTTTATGTAGACTCACCTTCAACGGTTGGAGATAAATGTGCTGTACAAGACATGTTCTTCAAACTTAGAAATTCTGAATCTGCAGTAGACAAAAAGATGTCAGAGGGACTTAAGCGTAGAGAAGTATTTTATGCATTGGTACAAATTGTAAAAGATCCACAAAACAGAGATCTTGAAGGACAAGTTAAAATCATGAAGTTTGGTTATAAAATCAAAACTAAAATTGATGAAGAACTGAATCCACAATTTGATGAACCTACTCAAGTATTCGATCCTTTTGAAGGAAAGAATTTTGAATTAGTAATTTCAAAGAAAGGTGGTTATCCTAATTACGATTCTTCTAAATTTCAAGGGAGTAGATCTGCTATGACAATCAATGGTGAATCAGTTACTGCTGATGATGCTGGTAGAACTGCAATTTTGGATTACATCAAAGACGCACCTGAATTGGCAAATTTTGATTATAGACCATGGAATGATGAGCAGAGAACTAAAGTAATGGGAGTTCTTTCGCAATTTAGTAACCCAGGTGCTTCAATCGAAACAGTAACTCAATCGGTGTCAACACCAGAACCTAAGAAAGCAGAAGCTGCTGCAACTAAGGTAACTGAAACTGCTGCAACTACTGCAACAGAAACAAAAACCGAAGATTCTTCTAAAGGAGATGATTTCGATGATTTTATTAATGGGTTAGATCTTTAATAAGTATGGCAACAGAAGTAACAATATCTTCTGAAATGAAAGCTCGGATCATCGATAAGGTGGTCCGAGTTCTTCATCAAAACCATTCTCATCCAGAAAAAAGAAGAATATTAGAAAGTAAAGAAAGACTAAATTTTGCATGCCCTTACTGTGGTGATTCTCATGACTCTCCTAGAAAGAAAAGAGGTAACTTATATTGGAATAATTTACAATTCCATTGTTATAATTGCTCTGCCCATGAAAGTTTAGATGTATTTCTTAAAGACCATAATTTAAATTTTGAAGGAGAAGATCGTATTGATGTAATTAATTTCATTAAAGAAAACCGTAAAAACTTTTCATTAGGTGAAACTTTAGAATTTCATTTATTTGAAAAGGCAAATAAATTATCATTATCATTTGATGAAGTTGCATTAGGTTTTAATGTTTATCCAATTAATTCTTTAACATATAGAGCTTATCCATATCTTAAGAGTAGATTACTCCATCATAAAACTGAAAAGTTTGGATATGACCCTAGGAGAAAAGAACTTTATGTTTTTAATTTAAATTCTGCTAACAAGATTATAGGTTTTCAAGTAAGAGCACTTGATGATAACGGTGGCCCTAAATATAAAACATGGAATATAGAAAGAATATATGATAGGCTAAAGAAACCTCTAAATGTAACAGAAGAAGAATTAGATTCTCTTAATAAGATATCTATGATCTTTGGTATTCTTACTACAGATTTAAGTAGAGAGTTTACAGTATTTGAAGGTCCTATAGATTCTTTCTTCATGTCTAATACCATTGGTCTTACTGGTGTTAAAAAGCAAATATTAGATTTTGATGAAATACCAACTGTTAGATATTTCTTTGATAATGATATTGAAGGTAAATCTAAAATGATACAAAAACTGAAAAACGGTAACACTGTTTTTATGTGGGATAAATTTTTAAAAGATTTTATAATACCTTCCAAAAAAGTAAAAGATTTAAATGATCTGGTTAAATATGAATATAAGCATAGAACTGGGTGCTTAAATGAGTTGGATAAATATTTTACAAATAACCACTTAGATCTCATATTTATATGATAAAAAATTATAATGATTTTGTGACAGAACAGTTTGATGATTTTTACGATGACTTAGAAACTTCTAAGAAAAAGATTAAACTATTTACTAAGTTTAAAAAAATAGAAGCGGAAGAAGTAAAAACAAAATTTTCTTTACCTCAACCTAAAAGAAAGTTTCAACCTAAGATCAAACAATATAAAAAGACTAATAACGATAAATGAATATTTTAATGGCATTTGACGATACACAAATAAAAGAAGCTAACGAACAGTTAGAAATTAGACTAGGCAACGATAGAGATGAATGGAAGTCTAAAATTAAAGATCTTGTTGCTAAGCTTAAAAACATGAATGAACTATCAGAATGCCAAGTAAGAATGTTATCATATAGACAGATCTTATTAGATAAGGTAACTGATTTTAAAACTACAATATACAAAAGGAATGCTACGTGGGATAGGTATTATAAAAATCAATACAGAGAGTATTCTATTAATTATGATGTTAAGTTAACTAATGGTGAAAAACATCAATTTATTAAAGCTGATCTATCCTCTTTAAAAACTCAAATAGACATGTTACAATCTCATATAGATTATTATTATGAATGTATTAAGACATTAGATAACATGGCATTTGCAATAAGAAACAGAATTAATCTGGATGATAAAGAATTTTAATGGAATTATCTCTGTCGGAAAATAAAAAGTTTTTAGTAATTGATTCATGTACCGAATTGGAATATGAACAGTTAAAATCTAGTCTTACTAAGAAAATAGAAGGATGGAGATTCCACCCTCTAGTAAAGAAAAAGGTATGGGACGGTAACATTTCATTTATCAAAAGAAATAAAATTCCTGCAGGCTTATGGAAAGAGGTAATTGATATTTGTAAAGAATATGATTATCAATTTACATTAAATGGAATTACTGATATTTTTGATACTTCTATAGAAGAAGAAATATTTAGAGCTTGGGTAGATGAATTTTTTGCTACTTCTGAAATTAAACCTAGAGATTATCAAATTGATGCTGCTCTTAAAATTTTAAAGTATAGAAGGTGTTTAGCTGAATTGGCAACATCCGCAGGTAAAACCTTAATATCATTTATGGTATTGGCTTATATGATGGAGCAGTTAGGTAAAAAGAAAATCCTAATGATTGTACCTAATGTAAGTTTAGTGGTACAGGCAAGTGGAGATTTTGAAGAATACAATAAAGGTAGAGTTCCTATTAAGATTCAACAGATTTATGCCGGTGTTAAATTAAGAAAAAGTTCTAATGTAGTTATTGGTACATATCAATCATTGACTAAAAAAGATGAAGAATACTTTAGTCAATTTGATGCAGTATTTGTAGATGAAACGCATAAAGCAAAAGCCAACTCCATACAAAAGATTATGGATAAATGTTGGCATTGTGATTATAGATTTGGTTTAAGTGGTACTATTCCTAAGAGAGGAACAGTAAACAGATTAAGTCTTATGTCTGCTATGGGACCATTAGTTACACAAGTAAAGGCTGCTCATTTACAAGATGAAGGGTATATTGCAAAATGTAAAGTATTACAGATTCACATGGACTATGCAACAGATTCTCAGAAAGAAGCATTTTCCTCTCTATCTAAAAACCCTTATGACAGACAAAAGTTATTTAGTTTAGAGCAAAACTTTATTAATGAAAATGAAAAGAGGCTAGATTTTATTTGTCAAGTAATAAAAAAATCCACATCTAATTCATTAGTATTATTTCATAAAATCGCTTATGGTGAAAAAATATATAAACAGCTTAGAAAAATAACAGACAAAAAGGTATATTATGTAGATGGATCTGTTAAGTCTGATTTTAGAGAGGAGTTTAAGAAAAGAATGGAAAAGAATGATGATGTTATAATTGTAGCATCATACGGCACCTTTTCTACTGGTATATCAATTAAAAATATACATAACATATTTTTTACTGAATCTTTTAAATCAGAAGTTATTATTAGACAATCAATAGGTAGGGGTCTAAGAAAGCATGCCGCTAAGGATGTTGTAAAAATATATGACTTTATTGACGATTTCCGATATAAAGCAGATGACCATGACTGGGTTAATTACATATATAGGCATGGTATGGAAAGAAGGAAAATTTATAAAGAAGAAAAGTTTCCTTTTGAGGTACAGAATGTTAGATACTAATATAGAATATCTTTCTCATGAGAGATGGATATATAAAAAAAGAATCAAAAAAAGATAATTATAATGAAACCAATCAAAAAGTTTTCAATGATGGCTAAAGCCGGTGATTCAATCAATGAATCTGCTGATGCTAATCACGATGCTGTAATGGATCTTGTTAAAAAAATGGGATATGACAGTGTTGAAGAATTAAAGAAAGAAAAAAATCTTCTAACTAAATTAGAAGGTATTATTAAAGAATTCACACCAAAGCAAGATATCTCTGAAGATGAACTTGAAGAAGATAGAGCTGAGGATATAGCTGATGAAGTTAAAAAGAAAGGTGAACCTAGATCATTAGAATCCGAAGAAGATAAAGAGGAAGATAAAGTCGGTACAGAAGGTGAAGTTGCTGAAGAAGAAGAAACTGAAGAAGTAGATGATTTGGTAACAAAAGATCAAGAAATTACTAAAGAAGTTCCTGCTGAAGCTGATGAAGTAGAAGATGAAGATGGTGTTGAGGTTGCTGCTGAGGAAGAAGAAACTCCAGCCGCTACTAAAAGAATTATGGCTTTTGAAGATTTCATTAAAGAAAAGGAAGTTACAGTTAATAAGAATGTTAAATATCATGATGATGATGAAGAGCCTGAAGATTATGCTGTTCCTGTAGCTGCATCTGCTAAGCCTCTTGCTGAAGACGATGATGAAGATGAAGGTGAAGAAGATGAAAAGAAAGGTGATGAATTAGAAGATAAGGGAGATGTTAAAGTTGACCATGAAGATGATAAAGAAAAGGAAGATCATTACAAAGGAGCTGTTAAATCTGATGATGCTGAAATTGACGCATTAAAGAAAGACGTTGAATATGACAAAGAAGAAGAAGATGACGATGATGACGATGATGACAAGAATGAATCAAGAATCATGTCATTTGCAAATTTCGTAACTGAGGCATATAATTCTGTTGATGAAGAAGAGGAAGACGTTGAAGCTGAAGAAGAGGAAACTGTTGAAGAAGGTGTTGGTGAAGTAATTACTAAAGTTGAAGGTGATGAAATTGCTGATGAAGAAGCAGGAGATGATGGAATTGCAATTCCAGCAGAAGGTGGTGATGGTTCAGAAACTGCGGCAGGTATTGCTGGAGATATAATGGATATGGGTAAACCAAAAGAACAACCTGCATCTAAAGGTGAAGAACTTGTTACTAAAGACCAAAAGATTACATCTACTGTAAAAGGTGAAGCTGATGATCTTGCTGATGGTACTGAAGTTGTTAAAGAAGCTAAAGTAGAAGAAAAAGAAATTAAATCTGCGGATGAATTTAAAGAATATGCGATGTCTATTCTAAAAGATGCGTTCGGAGATGAGTTTGATGAAACTAAAGCAACTGAAACGGCTGAAGGATTACTTAAGAAGTATGGTGAAGATTACGGCGCAATGGTCGGAGCTTTACAATCTACGATGGGATCGTAATAAAACAAGAACTAAAGATATGAGTAGTATACTAAAATTTGCAGAATTTGTAAATGAAAATTTAAATGAAGCCAGCTATTCAATGAATATTGGCAATGCTAAAGAAGATAAGATTGCTAGAGAATATGGTGCATCACAAATTGCCCAAATGGATACTGATGATGAAAAATATCAAGAATTAGGCCTAAAATTCAAATACATTATTGATGGTGAATCTTTAGAGGAGTATGACAAAACCTTTGATGATTTAATTAAATCATTGAAAAGAGCCAGACTTAAGTTTGTTAGAATAGATGATAGCGATGTTGGGCCTATGGTTGTATTTTAATATAATAACAATATGAAACATATAAAACTGTTTGAACAATGGCTGGCCGATAAAAGTCAGCCATTTCTTTTTGAAGGTGGTGCTGCTGGTCATATGGCTCATCCATTTGATGATAAGGATTTAACCTTTGGTGATTTTAAGGCAATGATAGATGCTGGTCTTAGAGGTGAATTAAACTTTGAAGAAGATGCAACTGAAAAGACCGATGGTCAAAATGCATTTGCTACTATCCAAGACGGTGAAGTTAAATTTGCAAGAAACAAAGGAGAGTTAAAGAATCCAATGACTCTTTCTGAATTTAAGAATAAGTTTGAAGGTCATGCCAGTAAATTGGTACAAGATACTTTTCAATTTGCTGCACAGGATTTGGCTAGGTTATTAATGAACCTTTCACCAGCTGACCAAGAAAAGTATTTTAAGAATGGAAAAGACTTTATGAACATGGAGTTAATCTATTCACAAAACCCTAATGTTATTCATTATGATACTGATGTTATTCAATTTCATGGTATAAAGGAAACGGATGGAAATGGAAATATTACAGGTACTAATAATAAACCTGCAAAAGAAATTGCAGATATACTCAAAAAGGTTGAATCTGATATTGGTAAAACTTTTAAAATAATTCCACCTAGGGTTATTAAATTACAAAAAGATTTAGATTTTACTACAAACAAGAAAAGATTTATAAACCAAGTTAATGCTTTAGAAAAAAGATACGGTTTAACTGATAGCGATGAGGTTGCTAAATATCACGAAATGTGGTGGAGAGAATTAATTGATAAACAATTTCCTACATTATCTCAAGATGTAAAAGAAGGTTTACTTAAGAGATGGGCATACGGTGATAAGAAGAGTTTAAATATGAGATCTCTTGCTAAGCAAATTGGGCCTAAGGAAGCTGCATTAGTTAAAAAGTTTGATAAAGAAGATGTTGCTAAAAAGTATAAAGAAAACATTAGACCTTTTGAGGATCTGTTTTTAGAACTAGGATCTGTGATTCTAAAAAATGCATCTGACTTTTTAGCGGCAAATCCATCTGATGAAGCACAAAGGCTAAGATCCCAGATACAAACAGCCGGGAGTAAAATCAAAAAGACAGGTGGCGCCGATCAAGTAAGAAAGGTTGAAGCTGAATTGGCAAGGCTTGACAGAATCGGTGGAATAGAATCAATATTTCCAACTGAGGGAATCGTATTTAAATATAAAGGAAAAATTTACAAACTAACAGGTACCTTTGCTGCAATTAATCAATTGCTAGGTATTATGAAGTATGGTAGATAAAATAGTAGATACACCTATATAGATCACCTGTATTAAGAGTTAATATTTGTAGTATTTGTATATACTCTGAAAGTAGTGGAGTATGATAAAGGATAGGTATAGTGCCATCCTTTTTCTATATAGCTATTAAAGGGAAGAATATATAAATTGATAATATAAAATAAGCAAATGAAAGAGTTAACTCAGATTTATAAAGATACTGGTAAGCAATTAATTGAAGATCTTTTTAAAGACTATTTAGTGGTAACTGAAAAGTTATCAGGTTCTTCTTTTTCTTTTAAGAAGAGCGGTGAAGGAATTAATTTTTATAAAGGTAAAAACCATAGGCCTATTAATCTCATTGATAGAACCATGATGGTTTATTATGAAAAGCCTATACATTATATAAAATCAATAGTCACTAAAAATTTATCGTCCATTCCAGACAACTGGATGTTTTGCTTTCAGTACTTTCCACATAATAGTCCTGGGATTATTACTTATGATAGGTTACCTAAAAATAATTTGGTACTTAGTCACATTTCAGTTACATCACCTTCAGGTAAAGTCTTAAAGGTTATTGAGGATCCTAGAGTATTAAATGACTGGGCTAATGCATTAGGTGTAACTGCACTTCTTCCAATATTTAAAGGTTATCTAACCGAAGACCAAAAGAAAAAGATAACTAAATTTTTAGATACTCCTAAAGAAGATCAATCTGCTATATTTAATACAAACTCATTTGCTGAATACTTACTAAAGATTTTAAATCCTTCTATTCAGTCTACTACTTTACAAAATGATTTAAAGAAACCGATTGAATCAATTATCTTTAAGTTTTATAAGTCAGGTACTAAACAAGTAATTGCAGCTAAGTTAATAGATCCTTATACAATTAATCTTATGAAAGAAAAGGAGCCTATTGATTTAAGAAAAATGCCAGCTGATATTAATGAAATTATTTTATTAGATCTTTTAGCATTTATAGAAGAAAGGGGAATTAAGAAACATGAGATTCTAGGTGATACTGAAGATATGAGATACATAGAGTTGGTATCTAATATTTTTAATGACTATGTTACTAAGAGAGGTAAGGATATTACAAAGATTGATATTGAAAAGGCAGAGTTTGCAAAAGGTGATGAATTTGATTTAAATGTAGAATTAATACCGAGCCAAAGAACTAAAGATATCCTTAATAGTAATCCTAAACTAAAAGACTTATTTAAAATAATGTTAGGTTCTTTAAAAAAGAAAAGAAAGAACACCGGTAATATTATGACACCATCAGTTATTGAAGATTTTAATAAAATGGTAGATAAAGTGATTGATGTAATTCAAACAAAAGATGATGGTAAATTTAAAACTTTTGATGATTACTTAAAAATCAAATCAACCAATGAATCTCTTTTACCTAACGCTGAAGAACTATTAATTGAAGATAAAGTTTTAGACTATAACAACTTTATTAATTTAGGTAAAGTTATTGTAGAAGATAATAGAAAGAGTGGTGAAATTTGGAAAACCTCAACAGGGTTTAGAGGACAGGATGCTAACGGTGATAGAAAAACATTTAAGTCTAAAGAACAGACTCAATCGTGGATAAAAACCGGAAGAGAGGATGTTGATAAAGAACCTACTGAGAAAACTGAAGATTTTGATATTTCTAAAATTGATAAAAAGAAAAGTCCTGCTGCTTTTGATATAGCAAAAGACATAGATAAAATTGAAGATCCAAAACAAAGAGAAGAGGCTAAATCATTTGTTAAGAATTTAACAGATTATGAAATGGCTGAACCGGGTTCACCTGAAAGAAAAAAGGCTTTAGAGAAATTCTTTGAAGAAGGTGGTATTAATAGAAATGCGTTAGGAACTGATACAAATAAATTTTATGTAGGCCAATCTGATGAGTATGAAGGTTCAGGTAGAGGTAATAGGTTTAATAAGAAAACAGGTTTATCATATAGTAAAGCTTTTACTAAAGGCCAAACTGCTAAGATGATAGCTGATGCTGAAGAACTAGGAGTTTTAATTCCTATGCAAAATGGAATACCAAGAACTAATGGAAAAAGATTAGCACCTACAAATGTTCATACTGATTCAAAAGGAAAAAAACCTAAAGCAGTTGCTGTAAAGGTTTCTAAAATAGAACATA